AAGCCTTGCCAAGGGGTGATGTTGAATATTTTCTATCGGGCATATCATTTCTCCTTGTCTGTGAGGTGCCAATCAATATGACCCTCAAGTCGGTTATCTACCTTGTCAACTGTTTTTATTACTTGCTGTAGCAATTCTCTGGATTCAGCGTGCTGGCTGGAGTTTTCTTTTCTAAATCTTTGAAAGACCACGACTAATGGTCCTAGAATAATAGCCGATAGTAAGGTAGACCAAAAAGCAGCCATTGTTATCGGAGAATCGCACGAGCAGGTATGGGTTCTATTTTCCCATCCTTAAAGTCTTTTGAACTTTCCATTTGACGTTGCTGTTCACGGATTGTCATGGGATTCTTAAACTGTGGACCAAAGCCAAACCTTAGTCCGCCAAGATGGCACGCAAAGCAAAGACCTCTTTTGAGGTCATTTTCTGAGTCAATCGGCTTTTCACAGGTCTCACATTGCATATAAATCTCCTATAAGATAGCGGATTTCTTACATAGCCACATTGTGTGAGCCAATAATGAATCCTGGTTCGGGCTTCTTGTGTTTAAGTTTGTCTGCAAACCAGTCAACACTAAAGGGTTTCTTCTCAATTTTGGGGCGATATTCAGCGTGCCAAACGAACTTAATCATCTGGTTGGCAATAGCCAAGGACATTACACAGTCGTCGTGAGGTGACCCATGGGTTGAACCGTTGTCATCACGAACGAATGTTTTTAGTTCAGCAATGGTATTTTCATCCCTAATCTCAAGAACTCCATCTCTGATGTGCGCATTCAATTCGTCCACTGCCAGGGGTTTTGACAGCGTGGTGGTTCTCCAACCTAGGGTTTCTGAGGCTTCGGCATTACGTTGATTAAGTCGTCGTTGACGGTAGAGGTTGGGGTAGTTTGCTTTGTACAGGCTGGTCAGGGTGGTAAGACCGTGGTTATTGGACTCAACGCCAACGAGTGCTCCGTTATAAAAGTAGCCTAAACCAAACAATATCTCACCAAATTTGTCTGGGTCAATGTGTCCGTGCCAATGAGCAGCGATTAATCCTGACTTGGCGTTAATAACATGGGCTGATGAATAGTCGCCTCTGGCTAAACCTTCGGCTACGTCAGCGCCAATTGTGTAGACACCGCCGTGTACTGGTAGTTCCCACACCTTGAGTGCTCCACCATCTTGTTCAAAGATAAACGAATTATATCCCGACTCTAATCCTTTGAGATAACCTCGTCTGGGCTTCTCTGGGATGCAACGGTGAAGTGCATCAATGTCAAATACAGGGCGACCAGAGCGAATGAATGCTTCTTCGGGGTTGGATGGATACTCTTGATGTAATTGCCAGTCGGGGAGTTCTCTAGCCTGCGCGTCATACCAGTCCTGACCACGGTCGGCATTGGCTGACCAAGGAAAGAAGATGCCAGTAAATCGGTTAGTTCCAGATTGACTACCCATCCATAGGTTATAGAAGATGTTGCCTTCACCCTTGGCGGTAGACAGACAGATAACACGACCACCTACGTCAGCAATAGGTTCAATGGCTGCCCATGCTTCTTCAGGGTTAGGCAAGAACGCCATCTCGTCAATGATGACTAGGAATACTGATTCACCACGAGCAGGGTCGTTGGCACTTGGTAGTGACTCAATAATGCTGTCGTTGTCAAATACCATCTTGAGTACGTTGTTTTGAAGAAGTTCTGGACCGCGCTTTCTTAGCCATTCAGGTAAGAACTTGTACAGGTACTTAGTTTTAGATAATAACTTTGATGCTTCGCGCTCAGTCTTTGACAACATAACCACGAATCGGTCTGGCCAGAAGTAGGCAACCCAAAAGGAATAGGCAGCAGCAAGGGTGGAGAAACCAATCTGACGGGATTTAAGAACAATGGTGTATCTCTTATCTATCCACGCACGAACGGCTTCCTTCTGTGCTTCACGTAGATTTAACTGAATCTTACCTTTTGATGGGTGCTTGATAAAGACGTAGTTCTCGCAGAAGAAAGTGAATGCTTCTACCAGTTCGTCGGTTGTAGCGCCGTCTGAACCTCGGCATTTCCTAAACTTATGTTCATCTACTAATTCTTGTAGCGCAACCATTAAACACTTTGCTCTCTACTAACCTTGTCTTCCAACTGTACGTCGTCATCCCAGTACAAGGACGGCTCAATGGCTTGACCCAAGATTAAAGGGGGAGACGCTTCGTGCGGGTGATTCCACTGTTCGTCGTGTGGGTGTGAAAAGGCATCATCAAAGTGGGTGTGTGGTGCATCATTTTCATCGTGGATGTGTCCATCGGAATGGTGCTCTTCGGGTGCTGGCTCTTCGGGTGCTGGTTTTACATGGTTAACAAAGGAACTAATAATCCATTTATCGCCCGTGATAGGAACGCATGACTCGTGCGGGTGCGTGAACACAGCGGGGAATAAACAGATTCGTCCCTGCACTGGCTTTACCTTAACTCCATGGACGGGGAAGTTTGTTTCTCCACCAAACTCAACATCGTTGAGATAAACAATTACTGCCAAGACTCGTTCATTTACAGTTCCAGGAAAAGAATCGGTGTGCTCGCGGTAGTAACCAGCAGACTTATCGTATTTCTGTACTTGAAAGCCAGTGTCTTGAATATCTACCCAGTGGTTGAGATGTGGGTACGCTTGTTTGTAGATGGCGATTGCTGAGGACAGTGCTTTAAAAATTGCCGTGTCTAATATTGAATCTTCAAATGTCCATTCTTCTTGGTCTCGTGGACTGTAATGGAGGTCGTTAGTAAGTTTTGTAACAGGGAATACGCCTCCCAGCGTTTTGCCAGGAGATGATTTATCCCAAATCTGTTCTAGCCTCGTCAATAGGTTGCGACAAGTTGTTCTGTCAAGTAATCCATCAACGGTTTGAATCTGACCAGCATGGTCTGCTGGGTAATGCACGTTAATCATATTTGTTCCTTCTATTCGTGTTCGCCAAAAGTCTTGGCTATTTGGAATTTCTCCATTAACCATTCCGTAAACTCTTCAGTTAAATCGGGAATTAGTTCTTCTGTTCTCTGAAGGGCATTTGTTCGTCCTTCTAGAAACCTGTTTACTTTCTCGTTAGGCACTTCTGAAAGAACCCATTCTTGAATAGTAAGAGGTATATTTAGTATATCACACATTTGACTTGCTGTAATAGCAACTTCTTCGTTGTTATCCAGATGCTCGTGAGCATACTTCCATTCAAGTAACAGGCGGAATTGTTCTTGAAGGGTTTTTGTAAATGTGTTTCCTCGTTGAGTCAAGTAGAAGTCTTCATCACCGCTAAACTCAAAGTAGTAAACGAGACCTATTGGGGCAGCATCAACAACCACAAAGAGTGCGGTCAGGTCTTCTAGTGTAAAATGTTCACCAGTTATATTATTAGGTACATCAGTTAAAGTGCAATTACAGACCCCATCAACTGCTTTATGAAATCCGCGCATTGCTAATACTGCGTCAAAGCAAGGCTTGTTGCTATCGCTATCAAACATAAAGTTTCTTGGGTTATCTAACTTGCCAAAACCAAACAGCCCTTTATTAATCTTAAGATAGCCTTCGTAACTTCCAAGATGATTTGACATTATGAGACTCTAATAATAAAGATTATCTGGGTAGTTGCTGTCGTATGCGTGTGTGCAGGGGTAGAAGCGTTGATTGTGGTAGCAGTGGCTGACGTAAGGTTGGCAGCCCCGTGTGTGTGGGTGTTAGCGTTGCCTGTGTTAAGAACACCACCAATGTGTGTGTGTACGTCTGCGTTACCTGAGACAAGACTAGCGCCAGCGTGTGTGTGAGCACTTACGTTACCAACGTTAATGCCAATGTTGGAGTTTTGACCATTTATTCCTGTAGCGTTAGCGTTTTCACTGTTGGCAAGGATTCCGTGAGTATGGCTTCCTGTGTTTGTATTGATAGTGTGCGTGTGGTCAGCGCTTGGGGCTCCAGTGGTGTTGTTTGCGCCAGTGTTGGGTCTAAAATAACTATGCGCGTGAGTAGCACTTTGACCGCTATTTGTATGATTATGATTGGCTGATTGGTTACCCGTGTTAACAGCAATAGTGTGAGTGTGCGCTTGTGTGTTACCAATGTTTGAGTTTGCTCCACTTATGGCAATGTTTGAGTTTGCTCCACTTAGAATACCGCCAGCGTGTGTGTGAGCACTTACGTTACCAGTGTTAATGCCAATATTTGAGTTTGCACCAGTAAGAGCACTGTTAACGGTGTGGGTATGGGCATCAACGGGTGACGAAGCAATACTTGTCGTCTTTGTTGAGGGAACCGTAGGAACGCCAGTAATAATCCCTTCAGGAACATTGCTTGTAAAGTCGGGCAGATTAAAGTTTGCGCCAGAGCCACCGTAGCGATACCCAATAACTGCAAAAAGGGCTGCGTATGTTCC